ATTTGGTGTACCTAACTTAGAAGCAAGATTTCCTATTGGTTATAACGGTTCAACATATACTTTATCAGGAACTGGAGGAGCAACAGCCGATACTCCAACTTTAAGTGGAACCAATGCTGGAACATCAATTACAGAATCACAAATGCCTTCTCACACTCACGATTCGTGGGGATCAGGATGGCCAACAGGATCATGGACAGGAGGAACTGGAACTACTCAATCAAGTGTAACTCAAACTGGTGGATCTTTAGTTTCAACATCAACAATAAGAACATTAGCAGCAGGATCAGGTGCAACACATACTCACTCGTGGACTGGAACTTCCACAGCTGTAGACACTGTACCTCCTTACATTGTTGTTAACTATATAATTAAAACTTAAAATGGCATTAACCGCAATAAAATTAACACCTGGAATAGATAAACAGCTAACAGAAACTGGAGCCGATGGTAAATGGGTTGACTGTGATATGGTTAGATTTAGATATGGTCTTCCAGAAAAAATTGGTGGCTGGACACAAGTAGGAGCAAATCCTGTAATAGGAGCTCCGCGTGCACAACAAACTTTTCTTTCATTAGCTTCTGAAAAATTTGACGCCTTAACTACAAATAAAAAACAATATATTTTTCAAAATACGGATACTTCTTTTAACGATGTCAGCCCTCAAAGATACGGAGCTCAAGGTCATACAGGTGCAGCTCAAGCTGTCACTTTTGATTTAGTTGATACTGAAGCTACTGTCACAGTTAATTTAACAGCGAACGGATGTGTAGCAGGAGACTTTGTTACTTTTGCTGGAACATCTACACCAGGTGGTGGATTTATAGCTGCAGATTTTGATAAAGAATTTGAAATACAAAGTGTATCAACAAACGAATTTACTATTTTATTACCCAGTGCTTCAACAGCAACTGTAACTGCAGGAGGATCTGCTAATGCAACTATTCAATTAAATACTGGAGATGCAACTTCGGTATTAGGATTTGGATGGAGTGCAGGAACATGGAGTCAATCTACATGGGGCACAGCAAGACCAAGTACTGTTGCAATTGATGCAGCTAACTGGTCATTAGATTTATATGGAGAGGATATAATTGCTACACAATTTAATGGGGGAACTTATATTTGGGATACCAGTGTCTTTAAAGCTACAACTCCTATGACACCGATGTATAATTTAATTGATTATGATACTTCAGTAGCGTCACCTTATTTTACTAGAGATAAAAATACAGCGACGATGCCACATAAAAGTTTATTCAGTTTAATTTCAACACCAGACAGACATTTAGTTTTATTTGGAACTTCAGAATTAGGATCAAGTGATGAGCAAGATCCTATGATGGTTAGATTTTCTAACCAGGAAGACATTACAGAGTTTACCCCTAAGTCAGTTAATACTTCAGGGTTTCAAAGATTATCCGATGGATCAGAGATAAGAGCGGCTGTTCGTTCAAGCGGACAAATTCTGATTTGGACAGACACTTCATTGCATTCTATGCAATTTATAGGACCTCCATTCACTTTCGGATTCAAGCAACAAGGCAGACAGTGTGGATGCGTTGGGCAGCACGCGGCGGTAGATGTGGATGGTGTCGCTTATTGGATGGGTTCTTCAGGTGGATTCTTGAAGTACGACGGATCTGTTCAAACCATTCCATGTACAGTAGAAGATTATGTATTTAGTGATATTAGATTAGTACCTGAAATATATACGGCAGTTAATGATGAGTTTAATGAAATTAGTTGGTTCTATCCAAGTTCTAATTCTAATGAAATTGATAGAGTAGTAACTTATAATCATTTAGATAAAGTATGGTCGGTTGGAACAATGGCACGAACAACATGGACAGACAAAGGTGTGTTTGCTAAACCTTATGCAACAGATTATTCAGCAACCTCAACAGCGACAGCAACACCAACAGTTCAAGGTGTAAGTTCTGGAAGAGGAAGTTTATATGCACAGGAAACAGGAAACAATGCCAACGGAGTTGCGCTTCCAGCTAATATTACTTCAGGAGATTTCTTTTTAGACGCGGGAGAAGACCTAATGTCTATCTCTAGATTCATTCCTGACTTTAAAAATTTAGATGGAACAGTTAATGTAACATTACAATTAACTAACTATCCAGCAGCTTCAAAAACAGGAAGTCCATTAGGACCTTTTCCTATTACAAGTTCAACAACTAAAAGAGATTGTAGAGCACGTGCAAGACAGGTTGCTTTATATATTGCAAGTTCAGCATTGAATGATACGTGGAGATTTGGTACATTCAGAGCTGATTTACAGAAAGCGGGGAGACGTTAATGCCTTTTCAATCAGATAGACAAAGAAGATGGATGTATGCCAACGAACCAGAGATTGCTAGAGAATGGAGTGATCGTTATGGAGCTGCGAATGGTGGAATTATGGATTGGGCTGGCCAAGGTGGAATGAAAAATTATTTAGGTGAACAACCCATGGTTAACGCACCACAGAACTGGAGATCAGGACCTGATTCTCCTCCAACCGAATTAGCCTATATTACAGGACCAGAAAAAGATTTAATGCTTCAAGCAAATCTACATGGTTCATTAGGACACGGTCCTAATGAAGGACCATCAGGAATTATGAGTTTAGATGGGTGGGGCTCAAGAGACCCTGCACAAAATAGAGCTGGTGCAGATATTAGTGCTTCTATGGATACAAATGCTAGCGATGCAGGATGGAGTGCTCCTGGAGGATTTACAAATCCAGATGCCATAAGCCCAGCACAGTTACAATTATTTCATGAACAAAAAGGAGGTTCAACAGTATTACCAGAATCTACTTTTGGAAGAACTTACAAAGCACCTAAAAGTGGAATGGGTGGATGGGGAGGAAATATATTAAGAGGAATCATGAGTATATTTGGAGGAGCTCCTGGTAAGGCGCTATCTCTGTTATCTCGTTTCAATCCAGACAAAATTAATAAATGGCAGGGAGATTGGAGAGAGAAAAACTTAGGATTTAGAACTCAAAAAGAATGGGAAGATGCTAGAACAGATAGAAGAAATAAAAAAAATATAGAGCGTATTTTAAATAGAACAAAACCTATAACAGAATTCGCTCAGAAACGTTTAGAGGACTTAGGATACACAGGTGAGATGCCAAGCATAGGTTCAACTGGAGCATTGAGAAAGGGGAATGAGTTAACTTTATACGATGATAAACCACTAAGTATTAATCCAGAACACTATAATGATCTAGGTAATGAGCTTATGTTATCAACACAAGCGGATGATATGAATTATAATGAACATTATACCCCTGACTCAGGAGTACCCTTTGGAGAAGAGCAGGTAGATATAGAACAAGGATTTACAGGTGTTGGTGGAGACCCTTCGGAGCTTACAGATATGAATGAAGGTTTTATAGATCAGGGTGGTGGAATAACAAATTTAGATAATGAGATCCAACCTAACATATTAGAGCAATTGTTCTCAACTAATCCCTATTTAGCTTCAACTCAACAACATCTACCAGGTCTAGGTCCTACTGTTAATACCGGGGATCCTTACAAGGATAATATATATAGGCCGAAGAAGAGATTGGCATAATGGCACAGAAAATAATTAGACTCGGATTTCCAAAAGCTGCACAAGAATATAATTCTTCGCAGTTAGATTTAATAGTGAATACACTAGAACAAATAATACTACAATTAAACACTACGTTTTCAAACCAGATACCAGAAAATAATAGTGAACAACAAGCATGGTTTTTTAAATAATGGCTAACACATACAAAAATAATATAACAAATATCACGGCAACAGGATCAAATGAAACGGTTTATGCTTCTCCTTCCGATGCAACAACTATTATTAATACTATTTTTGTATACAATAGATCAGGTGGAGCGGCTGCTTTTTCATTAAAACTAACGGATACTTCAGCTTCATCCAGTACTACTATTTATTACAATTCATCTTTAGCAGATGTTAATACTGATACAGTTTTAGGTGCTGGAAATGTTGTGGTTTTAGAGGATTCTGATATATTAAAAATTAACACAGAT